TAGCTAAGGCGCGCAGTACTACAAGCAAAGAATCTGTAATATTAATGCATATAGCAGACAGACTAAATGTTGTTACTCTCATGTGGCTCAGTGAAAGTAGCAAGAAAGCCTCTAAGTCCATATTTACTCTTGAAAGGACATGGTGAGATGCCCTACGACTTCAAATCAGAGCTAGCTCGAGTCAGGAAGTACTACGAAGGTGATCCACTTCAGAAAAGATTCAGTGCTCTTGTTTGTGGTGGTATAGGATCAGGTAAGTCATATCTGCTAAGAACGGCTCGCAGACCCGTTCATGTAGACTCATTTGATCCAGGAGGAACAAAATGTAATCTGCCACTCATTAAAAGTGGGGATATGGTAGCTGATACCAGATGGGAGACTGAGGATCCTTACTTTCCTGATAAGTTTGCAGCGTGGATGAAAGTTACAAACATAAGATTGGAGATGGGATATTTTAATCACTTTGGAACCTATTGCCTAGATAGTGCAACAACTTGGGGAGAGGCAGTGATGAACTATCGCCTGGCTGGTGAAGGCAGAGCTGGTGAAGCCCCAAAGTGGGCACATGACTATGTGCCACAGAAGACTTACATGGTTAACTACATTAGAAAGCTAATGAGATTACCATGTGACTTCATACTGACTGGGCATTTACGTGAGATTGAGGAAATTATCAGCGTAGATACAAAGACTGGAGTAACGAGAAAGAGTATCGAATATAGATTTTATACAGTCGGTCAAGCTGTCCTGACCATCCCGCTCTTATTCGACGAGATTTATATACTCCTCGGAAAGGAGGGTAAAGATGGAGTAGAACGTAAAATGCTCATTGATGCACAAGGTAAATACATAGCTAGGTCAAGACTTAGGGCTAATGGAAAACTTGATTCAGTAGAAGCACCTAACATCAAAGCCCTACTCAAAAAGATTGGCCTGTCGTGGGAAGATAAACCTAAACTTGAAATGGAGGTGAAATGAATAAAGAAGAAGTAAAAGAGTTGATATCAACAAAGGATATACTACAAGCTACCTCAGAAGAGTTGAAAGAGATACATATGAGGTTGGCTAAGTTGGAGAGTAAACTAAACAGATACGACAGAATATTCGAGTCAGCTTTTAGAGAAGAGGCAGAATCCAGGTTGCATCTTGGATCACTGCATGGACATGAACAAGCAGATAAAGCATACAGAGCTAGTAGTCTAGAGATGTTAAGAATGAAATTAGAAAGGAAGGTGATGCCTGGAACACTAATACCTGTTGACAAATAGTCCGAACCAAAATAAATCAATCTTTCCAAAAAGGAGAGACAAATGTCTCTAACTGATTACAGTGATCTTGAAAAAGAAATAGCAAGTGCGCCAGAGCCAAAGGTTCTCCCTCGAGGAGCTGAGGTTAAGGCAAGGATCATCAATGTCAGAGATGGCATTAGTGATAAGAACGATGCTCAGTGGTATCAGCCAGTATTTGATGTACCTGCTGATCCACTTGTAGTGGAGTTCAATGACTTCTTCTGGGACCTGGCAGATCGTGACAAGCTAGATCCTAAGCAAGCAGCAAGGGCAATGACGAAGTTTAAGAACTTCGCTGCAGCCTTTGGACTTGACTACTCAAAACCATTCGACTGGACCCAGGACCTACTTGGACTGCAGGGCTGGGTCATTCTCGGTGTTCGTAAGAGTGACGAGTATGGAGACCAGAACACAGTCTCCAAATACGTAGCAGGTCACGGCAGACCTAATGTGGCCAGAAAGGAGGATATAGAAGAAGACGACATCCCGTTCTAAGCCCTTGAGTGCCGGTGTCCTCTTGATACCATCGGTAGGTGAGGCGAAGGCTATCGAGCCGGCAATTAAACAAGTTCGTTCCAAAATTGATCGAACTAAAGAGGAAAGATATGGATTACTCAGTCATAATACTTTCAGTTGCTATAATATTATTAGCTATAAGTGTATGTGCTTTAGATAGAAAAATACGAGCTCTAAATGACATATGCATGAGTCATTTATGTCAATCAGCGGATAAGCCTGATGACAAAGGAAAAGACAATGGACTACAAGATTATCAGTGTAAATAGAAGAACTTATCCAAAGCAACTTGGAAGTACTGATGAGTGGGATTACTCACCTCCAACAATTGTAACTGTGTTAGTCCTTGGTAACGTAGGTGACTACGCAGCATACATAGGTATAGGATCTCCAGAATGGATTGCGAGGTTTGGAGCTAAACTCATGTTTGAAGAAGCTAAAATTCACTTTCCAACTATAGAAAGAGAAAAGTACAGAGGTTACTGATGAACATTCTAGTTCTAGGCTACGACGGTTACATAGGCTGGCCACTTACACTTGAGCTACTCAAAGATGGACACATTGTTAGTGGAATAGATAATGGATCTAGAAGGTTTAGAGTAACTGAGTGTGGAAGTCAGTCACTGACACCTATACTTACAAGAGCTAGCAGATGGACCTACCTGAGAGATAATTTCGATAAGGTTCATCTTCTGATAGATAACAACATCTCACACATGAGTGAGCAGTTAAAATATATCTTTGAAAACTATAGCATAGACGTTATATTCCATCTAGCCGAGCAGCCATCTGCACCCTGGTCAATGGCTAATTTCCATCGGGCCAATAAGACCCAGATAGAGAACGTATCCGGTACACTTGCTCTACTTTGGGCCATGAAAGAAGCATGTCCAAAAGCTCACCTAATCAAAATAGGTACAATGGGCGAGTATGGTACACCTAATTGTGACATCCCTGAAGGTAGAATAGAAGAAGGTCCAATGGCTGGACTTCTATTTCCTCGTACTGCAGGCTCGTTCTACCACCTCTCCAAGGTCCACGATACTCACAACATTGAGTTTGCTTGTCGTAACTGGGGACTTCGTTCGACTGACATAATGCAAGGAGTTGTATTTGGATTGAATGAAACTGACAATGATGCAGAGTTGACCAGGTTTGATTATGATGAGTACTTTGGAACTGTCATAAACAGATTCTGTGTCCAGGCTATCATAGGCCATCCACTCACAGTATATGGCTATGGAGGCCAAACAAGAGGGTTCATACCACTGAGAGACTCAATCAAGTGTCTGAAAATAGCGATGGATAATCCTCCTGTGAAGGGTGAGTATAGAACATTTAATCAGTTCGAGAGTATTCATACTATTAACGAGCTAGCTTATATGGTTAGGGATGCACTTCACACTCTCAACATGCCATACAGGATAGATCACATACCTAATCCACGTAAGGAATCAGAAGATCATTACTATAATCCAAGGCATTTGGGTCTGGCTAAGTTTGGCTACAGCCCATCTATATCCATACACAGGGATATATACGAACTAATCAAAAAAATTCTACCATACAAGGACAGAGTAATCAAAGAAGTAATCATGCCAAAGACTACATGGAAATAGCTATGTATAAAATAAGATTTAAGTATTTCTGCTCATCCTGTGGCATAACCTGGTATAGTATGGAAGATGCACCTCATGCCAGAATATGTATAGAGTGTCAGACTGATAAGCACACAGAGTATAGAGAAATAACAGAACACGACGACATACCGGCTAGTATAAATCCACTTACAAATGGAAGTGAATAATGTCATCTATAGATTACAAACCTAGATTAGTAATTGAGATTACTGAAGAGCAGAAGAAAAGAGCTGACAGGCTAATAGGCCAGTATGGTCTAAGAAAAGCTGTATTTGGGCCAGTCTTGGACGACGTACTTGATTTGATAGAGGAGTACGGTGGTGTGGCTATAGGTATTATGATTAGTGGTAAGGTCAAACCAAGGGATATCATTCCAATCTTACGTAGGGCTGAGGAGGTAGGCAATGGCGAATCTAGATGATCTTGGAATTGTGTCAATCTCTGACATGCAGACAGATGAGGCACTGGAGCTTCTTCGTCAGATAAGATTATCTAGAAGAATTCCAACTGGTAAGACTAAAACCAAATCACAGACAAAGAAGCAATCCAAATCAGCACTAAACATCAGCTCAGAACAAGCAGCTGAGATACTAAAACTCATAACTGGAGAAGACAAATGACTACATTTAGTATACACTTGAACGAGAGAGAATTAGTAAGCTTGATAAAGTTCTTGATGTGTCTATCTGATGAAACAGTAGGCACATTTACATACTTCACTAAAGGAAAGGCACTCAGGGTTCACTTCAGAGGAGACAATAAAAAGGTGCAAAAGCAGATATGTGAATGGCTAAGTATTCCTGAGAGAAAACAGAACTTTATGGGAGCTAAGGATGATAAAAGTCGGTGAAGTGGCTATGATCCCAACGTCGTCAATAGTTGTTGATGATGACAGAGCTAGAAAGATAATGGGAGACCTGGATGGGCTAGAAACTAACATGAAAGAATCAGGACTAATCTCTCCATTAGCTGTAAAATATAACAGTGATGGGAGTTACAAACTCCTGGCTGGCGAACGTAGATATATTGTACTCAAGCGTAATAATGTAGAAAGCATACCAGTTAGAATATATACTGAGGATCTAACTGATCTCGAGATGAAGATTATAGAGAAGTCTGAAAACTTCTTTCGCAAGGACATGGAATACTGGGAGTTTGACAAGCTAACTCTCGAGATCCATCAAATGCAGCAGGAGCTGCATGGAGCTAAGACTCCAGGACCTACAAGCGTAGGTTGGGGGACTAGAGATACTGCAGAGATGTTATCCAGTAGTCAGCCCGCTGTAGTTGAATCTGTGAAACGAGCTCAGGCTAGAGAAGCATTCCCAGATCTGTTTGACAATTGTAAGACTGCAAGTGATGCCAGTAAGATACTGAAGAAGATAGATGAAGCTGCTGTTAGGCAGGTTATAGCACAAAGGCTGGAAGCTCAGTCATCTGAAGGCACCATCCATGACTTAGCTAAGAGATTTATAGTGAAAGACTTCTTCAAAGGTATTAGGGAAGTCCCTGATGGAATAATTCACTTAGTGGAAATAGATCCACCATATGCTATAAACTTGGCTCATCAAAGAAAGAAGGACGGTGAGTCACAGTATCAGCTAGAAGACTACAATGATATAGATCAAGACTCATATCCATCATTTTTGGATCGAACTTTGAAGGAATGTTATAGGGTGATGACTGAGCACTCATGGCTAATTATCTGGTTCGCGCCAGAACCCTGGTTCGATGAAGTATATAAGGCACTAAACAGCGCAGGATTTAGCACGACTAGAATGGTAGGCGTATGGACGAAAGGTGTGCCTGGGCAGAGTATGAATCCCTCAATCAGACTAGCCAACAGCTACGAAATGTTCTTCTACGCATGGAAAGGTCAGCCTGCACTAAACAAAGCTGGCAGAAGCAACGAGTTTCATTTCTCACCAGTTCCATCTAATCAAAAGACCCATCCAACAGAGAGACCAATAGAGCTAATGAAGGAGGTATATGATACTTTTGCGTTCCAAGGATCTCGAGTGCTAATTCCTTTTCTTGGATCTGGAAATGGAATACTCGCATCCCAGCAGCTTGGAATGTCAGCTTTTGGATTTGAGCTTAGTAAGTCGTATAAGGATTCATTCTTAGTCAAAGTACACTTAATGAGAGGATAATTATGGAAAACTATTCCGCTGTATATGCACTTGGAGGAGTAGTAGTTGGATGGCTACTCTATTGGCTAACAGTATTTGTAACATCGGAGATAGGATATAGGATCAGAGAGAGACGATATAGAAATGGTAAATTCTAGCTCAATATGAAACGCACCTTCGTTCCACCATCAGGCAACAAATCTGCAAAGCTAGCTTTGTGTGGCGAGCAGCCTGGCAAAGATGAGATCATGGCTCGTCCACCTCAGCCTTTTGTCGGAC